ATCGCAGATGCTACCGGGATGGTAGATACACGATTAACGCCGTATATGACTTCAATGACAGCAAAATTCAAGGGGCTTGGATTCGGAATCGAAGATGCAACAGATTTAGCTTCCGAAGGATTAACGATTGCGGCTGATGCGGCGGCATTTTGGGATAAATCACTTGATGAATCCATGTCACATTTGAATTCGTTTGTAAATGGTTCTTATGAAGGTGGTGAAGCCATTGGATTATTCGCAAACGATACACAAATGGCGGCATATGCTGTCAAAACAGGCGTTGTTGATTCAACGAAAGCATGGTCAAGCCTTGATGAAGCAACAAAGCAAGCAACGCGTTTAGACTATGCGAAAAACATGATGCAACAATCCGGTGCGACAGGACAAGCCGCAAAGGAAGCCGGACAATATGCAAATGTTCAAGCAAACTTAAACGAAAAATGGCGGCAATTCAAAGCACAAATCGGTGAACCAATTCTTCAGAACATTGTTATCCCGGCAATGGAAAAATTATCAACGGTTGTTGATCTTTTATCCGCGGGATTTACAAAACTTCAGAATTGGACAAGCAAACACCAAACAACGGTTTCAATTCTTGCGGCTGTTGTCGGTGGTGCTGTTGCGGCATTTACGGCATATAAAGCCGTTATGCTTGGAATGTTTATTGTGCAAAAAGTAACAACGTGGTTAAACGGAATGACCGTTGCACAAAGACTTCTGAACATAGCAATGTCAATGAATCCAATCGGTTTGGTAATTGCGGCAATTGCGGCACTTGTTGCGGCGTTCGTTGTTTTATGGAATAGATCGGAAACATTCAGAAACTTTTGGATCGGATTATGGAACGCAATCACAACGAAAGTTCAAAGTGTTCTTGCAACGATCAAAATTATTTTTGAAAATATCCGTTCAACAATTCAACAAAAGTTTGATGCGATTCGAACAAAGGTGAACACCGTTGTTTCAGCAATCAAAACTTATTTAAGTTTTTCCGGATTAGCGGGAAAAGTTCAATCAACGTTCAATTCCATAAAAGAAAAGATCACTTCACCAATTGAATCAGCAAAATCAAAAGTGAATGGAATAATCAACAAAATCAAAGGAATGTTCCCGCTTTCAATCGGTAAGGTTTTTTCAAATCTGAAGCTTCCGCATTTTAGCGTGAGTGGTTCAGCACCGTTTGGTATAGGTGGTAAGGGTTCGCCGCCAAAAGTATCGGTTTCTTGGTACGCAAAAGCGGTTGATAATCCGTATCTTTTTTCTTCACCAACGGCGTTTGGTATGGGATTAGATGGAATCAAAGTTGCGGGTGAAACTGATCCGGAAATCATGTATGGTAAATCAAATCTGATGCGTGATATTCGAAATGCGACAGCAGAAAACGCAACAAACAATGATCGTGTTGAAGCATTACTTTCAACAATCGTTGATTGGATTTCTTCACCGACAGGATTCAAACGTACAATGGTTGATGTGTTAACAAATGATGTGAAATTTATGCTTGATGATAGACAAGTTGCAAAGGTGGTGAAAGCTTATGTTGGATAAAGCAACATATACGAACCATCTTTCAGAACAAGTTGTATTTGGTGAAAACGGTATTTTCATGAACAATTCACAATTACGCAATTATGATTGGAATTATGATTCGAATTTCGATGAAATAACCAATTTCAGAAAAGGTGTTGTTGAAAAGACCGTTGAAATCATAATTTGTGCAAGAAGTGAAGCGGAAGGAATACAGAAAAGAAACAGAATTTATGAAATTTTTGATCGTGATGTTCTGACGCAATCACCGGGATATATTGAAGTTGATGGATATTATTGTAACGGATATTTCATTTCATCCGAAAAATCAACATGGTTACAATCAAAACGCCTGTTGATCAATAAAGTTACATTCGTGACAGATTCACCGGATTGGTACAAATACACCGAATACAACTTCAAAGAAAGTGATACCGGACAATCAACGGAAGGTGCGAAAAGATATTCGTACCAATATGATTATTGGTATACGAATCTTAACGCTTCCGGACAAATCACAAATCTTGGTATTCAAGATTCTGATTTCGTTTTAAGAATATACGGTGCAACAACAAATCCGCTTGTTCAAATCGGTGATCACACATATCAAGTAAATGTTTCACTTGGTAACACAGATAGACTCGAAATCAATTCAGCAAACAAAACGATTTATTTGATCAAGAAGAACGGACAAAAGGAAAATGTATTTTGGCAAGCTTCAAAAGTTTCATATATTTTCGAACCGATTCCAATTGGAAAAGTTCAGATTTCTTGGAGTGGTAATTTTTCGTTTGACTTGATTCTGATGGATAAGCGGAGTGAACCAAGATGGACATAATTTCATACACAGATAAGAATAAAGTGCCACAAGGGGTTCTTGGTAAATGTTCTGTTGATTTGGATTTGGGAAAAGAAAACGATTTTGAAATCCAAATGAATATCGAAAATCATTGCATGGATTTCGGTTCACTATGGTACGTTGAAGATACTGAATATGGTGGAATTGTCGATGATATCAAGCTGAATACAGATGTTTCAATCGTGTATTACACCGGAAGAAGCTTCCGTGGTGTGCTTGCGAAAAAGATTATTGAACCGGAAGCGGGTGAAGATTATTACACCGTTTCCGGGGATGCTAATTCGATAATTTATGATTTGCTTTTGAAACTTAATATTCAAGATTTGTTCAAAGTTCCAACAGCGGCTTCCGAAATCCAAATTAACAATTATTCATTCAATCGTTATACTGACGCATACACCGGATTGATGAAAATGCTTTCAACAGTTGGTGCAAAGCTGAAAATAACGATGGATGCACCGAAAGTTTGGATTGAAGCTGTTCCGATTGAAGATTTATCAACACAATATGAATATTCCGATGATTACGGAATGAGATTGATATTTGATGATAACCGCGGCGGCGTAAATCACTTGATCTGTTTAGGACAAGGGGAATTGAGCCAAAGAACAGTAATTCATCTTTATGTCGATAGAAATGGATTGATTTCACGGAATCAATCCATTTTTGGTTTGTCCGAAATAACACAAGTTTATGATTATTCTTCCGCGCAATCTGAAGAAGAACTAATCAATTCCGGCATTGAACAGTTGCAAGAATTGAAATCCGGAATCGGACTTTCAGCACAATTCGAAAAATTGAATGTTGGGATCGGTGATATCGTTGGTGGAACTAACAGAATGACAGGAATAAAAATCAAAGAAACGGTTACGGCACTTGAAATTTCAATAAAGAATGGATTGGAAGTTGTAACGTATAAGATTGGAGATGATACATAAATGGGTTTTACATTGGAAACAGGAAACACCGGGTATGATGTAACCGCGGAATCTGATGGTTCATTATATGCTTCTTTCATGGGGTTGGATTCATATGTAACCAAAACCGGAACACAATTCGAAGCAACTATTCAATCCAACAACAGTATCAAAATTGATTCCGGGGATGCTGTTATAAATGGGCGGCATTTTTGGATCAGCGCGGATGATAGTGAAATCGTAACGATCAATTCCGGAACAAGCGGTTACAACAGAATTGATTTGATTTGTATTCAATACGAAAAGGGAACAAATGGTGTTGAAACAGGATCAATAGTTGTTCTTCAAGGAACAGAAACATCCGGAACACCAACAGCACCGGATTACACGAATGGTGATATTCTTTCCGGTGCAACATTGAAGCAATATCCGCTTTATGAAGTGCTTATTGAAGGGATCAACATTACATCAGTAACAAAGTTATTTGATACGGTTGCAAACGTTCATTCGCTTCAAACACTTGTTGTGGATATTCCAAGTTTTTCTTCACTTCCGCAAACAATAACGGATGATAGGATCGATGCAAATCATGTTGTAATTAATTCTGTTCTTTCGAATCCATCCGCACAAACTTCCGATTGGAATGTTGATACAAGCGATGGAAGTTTAACGATAAGCGGTTCAATTTCCGGTTCAACGGAATTAAAACTATATCTTAATATTTCAAGGTAAGGTGATAATTTATGGAGAAGTTTTTTTTAGTACAAGTCAAGCGCACAAACGGCACAATTGAAAAAGGTGTTGTTGTGAAAGATACGTTTGATGATGCAAAGCAATCATATCATGCGTATCTTGGTGCTTATGGTTTCGGAAACGATAAGGATAAAGACGGTAACATAAAAACCGATTATGTTATGGTTGAAATTCTTGATTCAAAAGGACTTGGAATGAAGGGTGAATTTTGGGAAAAATCTGAAATTCCAACACCGGATGTTCCTGTTGACGAAAACGAAAGGACAGAATAACAATGATTAACATAAATAATATTATTGTAAAGCGGGGGGGGGGGCTTTTACTTCTTCAAAGCTTTATGGAAAGGGGGCAAGCGTTAAGTTTAAGTGCTTGTTCCCTTGCAGAACTTCCGAAAGGGGGTTCAAGGCATAGGCTGACGATAGGGGGTGACCTCTATGAATAGCGTGATTGAAACAAAACCTATCTTTGTACGTAAGTATATTAGTCAACAGCTAACTTGGTATTCAACCTCGAATCCAACTAATAGTGTATACGTGAATATTGGGCTTGATGGATATACGCCGATTGCTGTTTCATATCAAATAATGGGAACACTTTCTTCGTTTGCTCATGTTTCTTCATGCAGAATTATTGATAAAACGAGATTGTATATTGAAGCAAGGATGCACAACACA